TGTTATAATCGCTTAATATTACATAATCGTATTGTGAAAAATCACTACGTAATACATTTTTTAGCACAGCAGTACCGTCTGCATCTTTGTCGTCATCTATACGTGTAATATAATGTCCGTCGCATATTATGCGTGTCTTAACACTATGTGGTTGATTAGTTTCAAATAATGTAACATCAACATCTAGACTTTTAAGATTTTCATATACAAGTCCTGCCCCGCCAATTGTTTGAACTTCGCGTTTATATGTTACAACAGGAACTGGCGCTTCGGGACTAATACGTGAACTAGTACCGTAGATATATTTGTCGATGATTATGTCACCAAGAACTAAGACTTTCATAACTTTATTATACTTTCTTTTAGGTTATTTGTCAAGAAGATTTATAGTTTGAAATACAGTTTCTAGTTTATTTAGATTAACTTTACTTTGTAAAGTATTACGCAGTCCATGATGTAACGGCTTTGGCCACTTAGTAAAACTACACCAAGCATAACCATCGTGTTCGTTATTAAGAGTAGGAATAAATTCGGAATGTACTACACAAAGATAAGTATGGAAATAAAATTTATTATCTGCACTTAAAAAACTTTCTAAGGGAAGTGTTTTTTTGATGTCTGGTAAAAATCCTATTTCTTCTTCAATTTCTCGTTTAAGTCCTTCGAATGGAGTTTCAGCAGCTTCGTTAGTGCCTCCGACTAGACCCCACATGTTATTACGTTTGCCGTTAGCTCTATGCAGGAAAAGAAATCTATTAGTATCTAATGTGTAAAATAATGCTCCACTACATGTAATCATATCTGTCATACATATAGTTAGCCAGTTAAGTCAATCCTCCATGTACCAACTGGATAATCACCATCTACTGACTTTAACCATTCATTATCTTTATATCTGTATTGTGTACTAGTATTAAGATTTGTAGTATATACTGTTTTTGTAGATTCACTAGCATCAAATACAATTGACCAATTGTTACCGTCCCATTCTATAATGTCGTTTGCACTAGCAAAAAATCCTGTGCTATCGCTATTTTTCCATGCTGCTGGATATTCTGTTGCATCTGGGCTACTTAAATCGTCTAGTAGTAATAATCGCAAGCCGGCTGTTTTAATAGATGTAGGATTGTAATTCAACGGATCGATAATATAATCAATACTAGTTCTATTAGCAATAATAGTGTCTGACGGAAAACTATCAGCATCCCAATTTACGTTAATTATAGTTTCATCAAAAGGATTAAGGGTAAATGTACCAGTTGCTGTACTATCATTATCAATGCTTCTAAAGAATACTCTAGATACATCCGAAGCATATGTTCCTGGAAGTGCTATAAATATTTCTCTCCAGTTTTTAACTCCAACGGCTCCATTTGACACTAATCTTACAGTATCACCATCTACGTATGCTCCAAATGTATTAAAGTTTACGTTAGCTGTCTCACTTGAAATGTCAGTATTTGCTTTGCGACCAAATCCAGTTTCTACTGTACCAGGCTTAGCAAAGTCGTCGTATTGATTTATTTGAGGAGCACTTATACCAGTATCAATATCACCTCTCGATTCGTCAAACATTGAAGTAATAACATTTGTAATGACGCCCATTTTTTTAACTTTAGTAGGCGGACTAATATATATTGGAATACTAAACGTAAGTGTTGCTATATCAATTTCACTATCGACACCTACAGGAATACTTCGATTAGACCATGTTACATTCTCTAAATTTACAACAGTTATACTAGTCCAGTCAATAAAGTTATCAGTAGTTTGCATTTCTAAACTAGGATTGAATAATACTAGTATTTGCTCTAGTAGTTGTAGTTTTTGATCAGTATTACTTGCCCAAATATCTGCATTTAATCGCATCATATAAGGAGTTGGTATTAATCTTTCAACTGTATAGTTTTTGCCTTGATAGTTAAGATATTCTTCGTTTTCTGAATCATATGCACGTTCTCTTATATTTGTTTTGCGTGTATAAGTAGCATCAGCCAAACGATCTTTATCAAGTTCTAATCCAGTTAAGTACACAGCTATTCTAGGTACAGTTGGAAGTTTATTTTCACTGTTTTCTCTAATAATACTTGCTACCTGTCTAGTTAAATCCCCGTAAGTAACTGGGACGTCTTTAACTGCACCTTTACCATCTTTCACTGGAAAGTTACTTAGTATGCGCATCATTTGCGTAGTGTATCTTCTTATTTGGCCGTCGTAAAAATGTAACATTAATTATCCGCCGTTGGTTTTTTTGGCCTAAGTGCCTTTGATAGACTTTGTCTTTCTTCAACTTGTTCGCCGTCTATATTACTTGTTGCAGTATTGTTGATAAACGAGGACTTGTAAGTTCTGCGTTCTAGCGTATTGCTTAGATCCATTCTTAAATTGTCTTCTATCTTTATCCAACGCAAGCCGTCAAATTTAAACATTCTATTTGGAAAAAAATCTGTACGCAAAAAATAATCTCCGTCTGCATTATCTCTAGGAAATTGTATACCAAAACCAAACGGAGATCCATTTGGCGCATTGCCATCGCCGTAGTTAACAAGGTATCCTGAATATCCTGCTCTATCAGGTCTGTCTGCTATTTCATCTGCATTAATGTTAATGTTGCTTGCATCTAAGTCAGTTTCATCTGCTGTTTGTAGTGCAATATTGCCGTTATCGTCAGTTGCTATAGAATAATAATGACTAGTGTCAAAACCACTTTTAGGAGCGTCTGCTTCTGCTTGTGCAACTACTGCACTATTAATTTGCATTTCTTTTTCATAAGTAGATAATACATCTCTTAATGTTGTATCAGAATCTTCTGATACAGGAAGATCAAGTATTTCTGCATATTCTTGTCCGTCATAAATTTGTTTTAATTTTAGTCTATATAAATGTGGATACCATGTTTGACTAAATCCTTCTGCGGCCCGGTTTACATCCTCTACAACATAAAACCGTTTAAGTGAAACATCGTAATCATTTAATGCATATTCGTCTTTTAAATGCGGCAATTCAATTACATCGCCGCTCATAATTTTTCTGCCTAATGTCTTTACACTGCTATTAATCGGTATAGTCATAAACAATGTATCATTACTTAAAAATAACCCAAATTGTGATAGGTCAAAATCAATATCCTGTACATTATAAATGCCGCGCATTGTATAAACATCAGGATCGTATTTTCTATCTCTATTTTCTAAGAATAACAAATCTTGTATATTTGTTTCTTTAACAGCATCGTACTCAGGTTGTACAGCACTACGGTCATCTGCACTAGGTGTATCAGTACCTAAGTATTTGTGTATGTTAATATCAGTGCCGCCAATGGTAAACATTTCTTGGATTTGCTTGTCCAAAAAGTAATAGTCATTGCCGCGTTCGGGTTTATATAATGATAGTCTTGGCATATACATATTTATCGCCAACGATAAATACTATTGGAGAAACTCATATGGCAGATTTAGCAACACAAAAACAAGAAGTATTTGATTATGTTAATACTTTCCTCGGCGGAGGAATGGTAGACGTTGAATTAGATCCTATTCATTATCAAACTGCATTAACTAAAGCATTAACAAAATTCAGACAACGCAGTGATAATAGTGTTGAAGAATCATATATGTTTTTAACAACAGTAGTAGATCAAAACGAATACGTACTACCGAGTGAAGTAATCGAAGTGCGTAAACTATTCCGCAGGAGTATTGGCTCAAGGACCGGAGGCGGAGACGGCGGCAGTATGTTCGAACCGTTCAACTTAGCTTACACAAATACATATCTATTGTCTAGTAGCAAAATGGGCGGTTTAGCAACATACGATTTATTTTCACAACATCAAGAGCTGGTAGGTAGGATGTTTGGGTCATTTATCGAATTTAAATGGAATACCACAACTAAAAAATTAACACTATTACAACGCCCAAGAGCTGAAGAAGAATTGCTGCTATATGTTTACAATTATCGTCCTGATGCAGAATTACTTAGTGACTATCTAGCTGTGCAATGGATTAAAGATTATACATTAGCAGCCTGTAAATATATGCTAGGTGAAGCACGTTCAAAGTTTGCTACTGTTGCTGGTCCACAAGGTGGTTCAACACTTAATGGTGATGCACTAAAAGCAGAAGCACAAGCTGAAATGGAAAAATTAGAATCTGAAATATCATTACAAGTAGGCGGCGGCGTTGGCTACGGATTTTTAATCGGATAAAAACACTTGACAATATATTAAATTTTTGTTATAATATAAATTATATTATGTGGAGATTTTATGTTACCTAAATTATTAGTAATTGGCCATGGTCGACATGGCAAAGATACAGTTTGTGAAATACTAGAAAAAAATTACGGTTATAGTTTTGAGAGCAGTAGCCGATTTTGTTCAAAACTTTTTATCTTTGATATGCTGAAAGACAAATATGGTTATTCTAACGAAGAAGAATGCTATGCTGATAGACACAATCATCGTGCTGAGTGGTATGACGCAATCTGCGATTATAATGAAAGAGATGCAGCAACATTAGGTAGAGAAATATTTAAAGAACATGATATCTATTGCGGACTGCGTAACAAACGCGAATTCTTTGCTATGAAAAATACTAATGTTTTTGATTATGCAATTTGGGTAGATAGATCAGATCATTTGCCGCCCGAAGCAAAAGATTCAATGAGCTTAGAACAATGGATGGCAGATTTTACTATTGATAATAATAGAGACTTAGATCAATTAATGTTCAATACATATCAGTTAATAGAACATCTAAAAGTCCGGAGTTAAATCTCCTTGCTTCCAGCGTATACCTTCTTTTTGCACAATGCGTTGACAATTAGCGCATATAGTTTTTAAATTATTTGGTCTACAATTTTCTAAATTTCCGTCAACATGAAATACATTAAATTGTTCCGGATACTTAGATTTAAACCCACATTTTTCACATACAGTTTTTTTAACGTATCCTCTTTGCTCCCATAAAGGAATACCGTGTCCTGCACCATTGCGTAAACATTGCTCGCATTTTTTACGGTAATATGTCCTACCATCTTTCTTGTAATTAATAGCAGCCGGTCTTTTACCGCATACACATAAAGGTCTCATACTGTATTTAGCTCACCTTTTTGGTACCTTTTTTAGGTGTGTATTGCAGGTGTTTTATTAATTAAATGGTAAATATACATATAGAACAACTAGTCATCCAAATAGGAGAAATAACATGGCATTAGTATCACCAGGCGTAGAAGTCAGTGTAATTGACGAATCATTCTACACCCCAGCAGCTGGCGGCACTGTACCTATGATTTTTGTAGCAACTGCTAGTAATAAACTTTCAAGCAGTGGCACAGGAACAGCATCAGGTACAACTAAAGCGAACGCTGGTCAACCTTACTTAATCACCAGTCAGCGAGAGCTTGGTGAAACATTTGGCGATCCATTATTTTATTCCGACAACAACGGGAATATGATACATGGGGGCGAATTAAACGAATACGGTCTACAAACTGCATACTCATTACTTGGCGTAACAAACCGTGTATATGTATGTAGAGCAGACTTAGACTTAGGAAAATTAACAGCAAGTGCAACTGCACCAGGCGGCGAACCATCAGATGGTGCATATTGGTTTGACACACAAGTAACAGATTTTGGTGTGCTTGAGTGGAACGGCGCAGGATTAACTACAGCAGGCGGCCAGAGCTTTAACGGAGTTCAACCAATTGTTATTACTGAAGTAAGTGACGTAACTGGTTCTATTACAGCGCCGGGCGCACCAAAAACATCAGTTGGCGCTGTCGGAGAATATGCAATAGTTGCTATTACTACATTAAATACATTGTGGTATAAAAACTCAACAGGTGCATGGGTAGAAGTCGGTAGCGATGATTGGAGAGCAAGCTGGGCATCAATTACAAGTTCTGCAGGAAATCCAGCAGTTAACTCGAGCGGAACAGATTCAATTTCAATTGATGGATCTGCACCAATTGCACTAAATGGAGCTACTGTAACAACAACTGCACAAGATATTAACGCAGCAGCAGTTTCAGGTGTTACAGCATCGGTCAACGAAGCAGGAGCATTAGAAATTTTTACTTCTAATGACACTATTACTATTGCTAATGGCTCAGGCACACCATTGACTGATCTAGGAATTACAGCAGCTACGTATGCATCACCAACAGTTGCAATTGCACCTCATACGCAAGTACCAGAATTTAAATCAATTGACACTACTCCACGTCCAACAGGTTCTATTTGGTTAAAAACTACTGAACCAAACGGTGGCGCAAACTTCCGTATTAAAGTTTATAATGGAGATACTCAATTATGGGATACTGCTACTGCACCTTTATATACATCTAATGAAAGTGCAATTTACAACTTAGATAGATCAGGTGGCGGGCAAAATCTAGCAACAGGAGACATTTATGTAAAAGTAAATGTCGAAGGCGACACCCAAACTTTAGCAAATTGGAAAATTTATCGTCGTAAAACTGTAGGTGCAACTACAATTATTTCACCAAAGTTTACTGCAGGTTCAGTAGCACAAGGAAATAACGTTTCATTTACAATAGACGAAACTAAAGTTAACAGCGCATCATATACAGGTTCACCTAAAACTGTAACATTTGCAGGAACAGGCGCATCAGGAGACGCTGATTTAATGGCAGGCGCAATTAACGCAGCAGGAATGACTAACGTTATTGCAAGTGTTGATAGCTTAAACAGAGTTGTTATTAGCCACAAACTAGGCGGCGAAATTAAAATTGTAGATACAAGTGGTGATTTTACATCAGCAGGTTTTGCACCTTATGATTCAAGTGATCCTAGTACAACTGCAAATCTTTATTATGCACCAGGAACTGGCGCTGGCACAAGCCCAGCACAATATGTTGCAACTAACTGGCAAGTTCTAAGCTATACAGCAAGCGATGACGAGCCACTAGAGCTTACAGCAGACGGAGAACTATGGTATAGTTCAGTTGTAGACGAAGTTGATATTATGATTCACAATGGTGATGACTGGGTAGGATATAAGAACTATAGTGGTCCTTATAACAATACTAATGACAACGGTCCACAAGTTTCTGCAAGTGCTCCAACTGTTCAAGACAACGGTGATCCGTTAGTTGACGGCGATCTTTGGATTGATACTTCAGATTTAGAAGAGTTTCCAAATGTTTATCGTTGGAATGGAACTTTAGATGAGTGGATACTTGTTGATAAAACAGACCAAACTACTGAAAACGGTATCTTATTTGCAGATGCACGTTGGTCAGATGCAGGTTCTAACTCAGAAGCAGCTGATATTTCCGAGCTACTAACAAGTAACTACAAAGATCCAGATGCTCCAGATCCAGCACTATATCCAAAAGGTATGTTACTATGGAACCTACGTAGAAGCGGCTTTAATGTCAAGCGTTTTGAGCGTAACTACATTGATGTAGCAGGTGACAACATTAGATTCCCTGTAACAACAAACCTTGGTGTTGATACATATGATTTTGCGGCAGGCGCAGATCAATCAATGGATGGATATTATCCACACCGTTGGGTTACTGATTCGGGCAACAACGAAGATGGATCAGGTACATTTGGACGTCATGCACAACGTAAGTCAGTAATACAAGCACTACAAGCTGAAGTTAACAGCAACCAAGATGTACGTGACGAAGAATCACGTCAGTTTAACTTGATTGCAACTCCAGGTTATCCAGAACTAATTGGTGAAATGATTACACTAAACTATGACAGACGTTTAACAGCATTTGTTGTAGGTGATTCACCAGCTAGACTAACACCAGATGCAACTTCACTAAACGAATGGGCATCTAACGTAAGACTAGCAGTTGAAGATAACGACAACGGCGCAGTTAGCTTCGATGAGTACATGGGCATGTATTATCCATGGGGCTTCACAAGTGACAATGCAGGTAACAACGTTGTTGTTCCTCCAAGTCATATGGCACTACGTACACTAGTACTAAATGACCAAGTGGCATTCCCCTGGTTTGCACCAGCAGGTACAAGACGTGGCGGTGTTACAAACGCAACAGCTTCTGGTTACATTAACTCAGAAGGCGAATTTGTTTCAGTAGCACTAAACACTGGACAGCGTGATACACTATACAGCAACAACATTAACCCAATCACATTTATTAGTGGTGCAGGTTTAGTTGTGTTTGGTCAGAAGACTCGTGCAAGAAATGCTTCTGCACTAGATCGTATTAACGTAGCACGTCTAGTTGTTTACATGCGTGGCCAGCTAGAGAAATTGGCAAGACCATATCTATTTGAGCCAAACGATAAGATCACACGTGATCAAATCAAAGCGGCAGCTGATGCGTTCTGTTTAGAACTAGTTAGCTTAAGAGCTTTATATGACTACCTAGTTGTATGTGATGAATCAAACAACACACCAGCTAGAATAGACCGTAACGAGCTATATCTAGATATTGCTATTGAGCCAGTTAAAGCAATTGAATTCATTTACATTCCATTGCGTATTAAGAACACTGGTGAGATTGCTGCACTAGGCTAAAAATAGAGGCCCCTCAGCAATGGGGGGCCAATTGGATAAATACATATAACGTATTAGGAGAATAGAATGCCAATTACAACACTACAGAACATATCAATCCCAACAGAGGGATCAGGTTCTAACAGTTCGCTATTAATGCCAAAACTGCAATACCGCTTTAGAGTATTGCTCGACGGCTTTGGTACAACTGGTGGACCAGACGGTGTAAGAGAAATTTCAAGACAGGTTGTAGACGTAACTCGTCCAAACTTGAGTTTTGAACAAATTACCATTGATGCATATAACAGTAGATCATATCTAGCTGGTAAGCATACATGGGAACCAATTACATTAACACTAAGAGAAGATGCAAACAACAACGTACAAAAAATTGTTGGTCAGCAACTTCAAAG